TTATTATTGTAATAAACAGTTTTTAAAAAATAATTAATTTAAAAATTGAAAAATATATAAACTATTAAAAATTAAATTATATTATTAATACACTAAATTAACAATAATGCCACCAAAAAAAAATAAATTAAATATAAGAAAAGAAGAACAAGAACAACAAAAATATAATATAGAAATAAATCTAAATGAAAATGATATTTTATTAACAGAATATAATAAAATATTAAAAAAATATTGGAATTACGATTCTCTTAAAGATAAACAGTTTGAAGTTATTAAAAAAATTTTAATTGATAAAAAAGATGTTTGTGCTATTTTAGCTACCGGTTTTGGTAAATCTATCTGTTATCAACTACCTCATCTAATTACATCTAAATCTGTTATTATTATTAGCCCTTTAATCGCACTTATGTTCGAACAAAGTAATGAGTTAAGAGATAAGAATATACCAGTTGCCGTTTTTAATTCAGAAAATACTATTAAGCAAAAAAATCTTGAAAAAAGTGATATTCTTGATGGAAATAATAAAATTATTTATATGACTCCTGAATATTTTACTAAATCGGAAACATTTATTAAAGGTATTGAAGACGAATTAGCTTTTGTTTGTATTGATGAAGCTCATGCAGTTTCTACATGGGGATTAGATTTTAGACCTTCATATACAAAATTAAATTTAATAAGAGAATGGCTACCAAATATTCCAATATTAACATTAACAGCAACCGCAAGTACAAAAGTAAGAGAAGATATTACTGAAATTTTAAATTTAAACGAGCCGGAATATGTTGTTGGTAATTTTGACAGGCCCAATTTATTAATCAGAGTTGAATCTAAACAAGATGATACAATGATAGATTTAAATAATTTAATAAAAAAATACAAAGATGATTATATTATAATTTATTGCAGTACTAGAGACGAAACTGATTTATTAGCTAGTAAAATTACAAGTGTTAAATGTGAATCATATCATGCTGGATTAAGTGATAAATTAAGATCAACTATCCAAAAAAAATTTATTGATGGTGAAATTAAATGTATTATTGCTACTATCGCTTTCGGTATGGGTATTAATATTACTAATGTTAGATTAGTTATACATTTTAATTGCCCTAAAAATATAGAATCTTATTATCAAGAAATTGGTAGAGCTGGTAGAGATAATAAACCATCTGAATGTGTATTATTCTTCTCACATAAAGATTTTAAAATTAATAGATATTTTCTGCAATCTATTAATAATCCTGTACAAAAAGTATATCAGGAAAATCAAATTAAACAAATAGAAAAATATGTTTATTCAAATGAATGTAGAAGAAAGATATTATTAGAAAGTTTTGGACAAAAAATTAGTTCATGTAATAATTGTGATAATTGTATGAAATATAATAATATTAATAAAGAAAATAATATTGTTTTACAATTATCGGATTATACTAAACAAGTATATTTATGTCTAAATGCACTTTATAAAATTAATGATAAATTTGGTTGCGGTATGCTAATTAATATATTATTAGGTAAAGGAAGTAAAATTAAAAAGTGGATGTTAGAGTATGATGAGTATGGATCCGGAGTATCTTTTGGTAATATTGATTGGTGGAAAAGTTTAATAAGATTAATGATGAATGATGAATTAATTCAAGAAAATCAGGTAACAAAATCATTTTTCACTACATTAAGTTTAACAGAAAAAGGGAATAATTTAAGAAACAAACTAAAAAAAATATATCCAAAATATATTAATTTATTAGTTAGTCACGAATCAAATGATGAAACATATAATTATATAAAAATTAATTATTCAAGTATAGAAAGTAAAAGTAAAACTAAAATTATAAAAATTACAAATAATACAAATAATTCAACATCTATTAAAACTAATAATATTAAAACTAATAAAACTATTATTAATAAATCAATAATTGATAACAAAATAAATAATAAAGAGGTTATTAAATTAAAACAAAAATTAGAAGAATCAGATAATGAAATTAATAGTGATAGTGATAATAATTGTGATAGTGATTTAGATAATGAATTACATGAGTTATTAAATAAAAGATCATTTATGAGTAGGAAAAATAAGGATATGTAATATAATTTTTATATTATTTTTATATAAATTTATATAAAAATTGAATGAATTATATTAGTAAATAAATAATATAATTTATGAATGAAAAAACAAACGAAAGATTATTAAAAATTAAAAATGAAAAATTTAAGATGAATGTTTTTGATGTTGAAAAAAATTTAATTGTTAGTTCAATATATCTTAAAAAAAATAATAAAAATAATAAATTAAATAAAGAAATGAAAAATTTAGTTTGGGAATATTATAAAAGTAGAAATAAAACAAATGTTAATGATGTTATAAATAAATATGGTAGAGAAAATTTAATTATTAACTTTATAATTTAGAATATTTAAATTATGGTGATAGTTCGTCTTTAATTAAATTTTTCTCTATAAAATCTTCATCAATAATATCATTAAACATTATTTGCATTGGTGTTTTATCTTTTAAATCTGAAGTTTTATAAATGAATTTATCATCTTCCCAATAATAATTTTGTACATACCAATCTTTTTTATCATAAACTTCATCTCTTTTTTTAGACCATTTACTATATATAGATAGTATATCAGAGATATCAATAACTAGAGGCACCGAAGTTAGATTATCTAATTTATCATTACGAAGTATTCTACCAATAGATTGTATTAATGTTTTTTCTTTTTTGATAGGTAAAGCGATAATAATAGTATCTAATCTAGAGATATCCAAACCTTCTTCAGCTAGTTGAATAGTTGCAAAGATAATATCACCATCTTTTTCTGCCATTTTTCTTTCACCTTTTTTAGATTTGCCCATATAATAGTATGTATTATAAATATGAGCTTCACCTGAATCAGTTATTATTTGATCAATACCATTTTTAAGAACTTGTAAATGATCTACTCTAGAACTGAGAACAAAAATCTTTCGACCATGATTTTTCAATACATTAATGAAATCTATCATTAATTTATTGCGAGAATTAACTAACATTAAATTACCTATCATTTTTATATTATCTGGTTTTATTGAACCTTGTATCCATCTCTTTTTTTCTTTAAACAATATATTATTAGATCTAAAATATATTTTTTTTACTAAAACTTTATAACTATATTTTTTTTCTAGTTCATATAATATTTCACCAACATGCCAATTAATTATTTTTAATAATCCATCTGATCTTTCAGGAGTTGCTGATAATCCAATTGTATATTCAGATGATGTTTTAAGTAAAGCTTGTGAAAAAACTCTAGATCCCAAATGATGTACTTCATCATAAATTGTCAATCCGAATTGACTAAAAACTTTAGGATCATAATCTTTAACACTAATTGATTGTAACATAGCAATTACAACATCTTTATTATCAGTATCGATAATATCTTGTCTAATAACTCCAATTTTTGCGTTAGTAAACTGAGCAAATCTTTCAACCCATTGATCTAATAAAAATTCTTGATGTACTACAATTAATGTTTTTAATTTTAAGAGATGAGAAAGATAAATTGCTAGAACAGTCTTACCAGATCCACAACTAAGTTTAACTAGTCCTCCTTTAGGTTTATTAATATTTTCAGAATTATTAAATTTATCAATAATTGAATTAATAATAATTTTTTGATGATCTCTAAGATTACCAGTAAAATTGAAAGAACAAATATTTTTTTTATAAGAATATTTATTAATATTAAATATTATATTTGAATATGATATATTATTTAATAAAATAAATGGTTTTAATTTAATTTTTATAGTATTTGAAAATTTAGGTAAAACTATATATTTTTCATCTTCATAAAATACATCAAATGATACAATATTATCTTGATATTGTAAAACAGGTGTTACATTAAAATATTTTTTTATAATTAATAATATTTTATTATCAATTAATTTTTTTTTACAACAATAACCATAATTATTTAAATAACCATTTATAATATAATTTGTCATTATAATGTTTAATTATTGATATATAATAGTAATAATCTTAGTTTATATATTTTTATATTCAATTTTAATTTAATACTAACAAAATTAAAATATAAAGTTAAATATATATAATGAATTTTGTAGAGTCTTTTAATAATTATTTTCAAAATTTAAAAAACAACAATAATTCGATGATAATTATAATAATGATTATTTCATTTTTAACTGTTTATTTAAATGAAGGTATAAGTAAACCTATCTTTGAAATTTTCAATAATCCATTATTTAAATTTATAATATTTTGTTTAATATCATTTATTGCAACCAATAATCCTGCATTAGGTGTTATTTTAGCAATTTTCGTATTAACAATATTACAAATAATAACTTATAATAATTTAAAGTCATATGAAGGTTTTAGACAAAATACTATAAAATCAAATTATGAAGATTATTTAAATAAACCACTATTATCATTAAATAAATTAGATCCTACATTAAATAATTTAAATTTAAAAGTAGAAAGTTTAGATGATTATTACAAAAATATGATTAAAAAAGGAAGAATTTTAGTAGATGATAGTAACGAAATTAATAAAGATTTAGAAAAAATACCAGATATTAGAGAACAACAAATTGCAAATAATACTAAAAGAGATGGATTAAATTTAATACAAAGTGGATTAAATAGATTACAAAATGCAGATGATGGAAAATATAATAATAGCAATAATAATAATAATAAATTTGTAAAATACGATAAAATAGTTGAAAATTACATAAATAATCCTCAAATAATGAGTGCATTTAATGAATTAAAATATTCATTTAATAAATTACAATCATCAGTTCTTAGTAAAACAGAATTTGACAAACAATTAAATTCTGTTTATAATAGTGAAATACAACTTTTAGAATTAATATATAATGATAAAAAAAATAATTTGACTTCTGAAAAAAAAACAGAAATTAATAATATTTTAACAAATATTAATAAAACAAAAACTGATAAAAATATAATAGATAAAAATCCAATATTATTAAATTATATTAAAAATTTTGTTGAACATTTATCTTAATTTATTTTTTTTATATTATATATTAATATAATATAATATAATGATTGATTCTTATAATAAATTTGATTTAATTATAATAGTTATTTTATCTTTATTGGTTTCATTTATAATTGGATTTAATATAATTCAATTAGTTGATAGTAAATTAAATGCAGTCACTATAAATATACCACCAAATAATCTACAACCTATATATTTTAATATAGATAAAAATAATAAAATACAACAAATTTCATCAACTGACTTGAATAATGTTTTATCTGAACATAATCTTGATAATGACTTAATTGAAGATTTTGGTAATTTAAATGCATATCCTTCTGCTCAAACTAATTCTAATATTATTGCAAGTGTTACTAGTGATAATGAAGGAGTAGAGGAATTAATTAATTTTGAAAATACTAAATATGAAAATATTCAAGATCCTAATAATAATACAGTAAATAATTTACCATTACTAATTGTACCAGATCCTCATACACCTAATCAAGCTGTAGATAGTGATTCTCCTTCTTATTATACTCAAAGAGTTAAATTAGTACAAAATTCTGATAGTCCATTATTAAAATTAAATAATAAAAATTTAGATGATATTAAAAATACTATTTCTAAATGTAAATTAATCAATAATAATATTCCTCCTAAAATTAATGGTACTTTTGATGGTTATAATAATTTTGTTGACTTGCGTAATGATTCTTATGCTAATATAACTTCTATCGGTAAAAGTATGTTGACACCTTTTAATTCTTATCCAGTTCCATCTTAATAATAAATTCTTAATAAATTTAATATTAAATTTATTTAGTTCTTAAAATTTATTTACTTAAATATGCTTTTGTTTTTTTAAGAGCATCCATATAAGTTATATCACCTCCAGGAGCATATGCTTTTCCAATTGCTTTGGCAATATATTCTTTTAATTTACCCATGGCTTGAGGATATTTTAAATCATCCTTTTTACATATCATCTTAATAACTTCAGTTTGTAATGCAGCATGTTCGGGTGCTGGTCTTTTTTGTTTAGATCCTTTTTTAGATGATTTTTTAGATGATATTTTAGATGATTTTTTAGATTTCTTTTTAGCACCTCCAAAGATAACTAATCCTTCATTCATATTTAAATCAATTATTGATCTAGATGATTTAGATCCTTTTTTAGATCCTTTTTTAGATCCTTTTTTAGATCCTTTTTTAGAAGATTTTTTAGATTTTCTTTTGCCACCCATTTGTTCATCGTGATCCATTGTTCTAGACATTTTAGATCCTTTTTTAGATCCTTTTTTAGATCCTTTTTTAGATCCTTTTTTAGATCCTTTTTTAGATGATTTTTTAGATTTTCTTTTACCACCCATTTGTTCATCACCTAACATCATTCTAGACATTTTAGATCCTTTTTTAGATCCTTTTTTTGAAGCTTTTTTAGAAGATTTTTTAGATGATTTTTTAGATTTTCTTTTGCCACCCATTTGTTCATCGCCTAACATCATTCTAGACATTTTAGATGATTTTTTAGATGATTTTTTAGAAGCTTTCTTAGATGATTTTTTAGAGGTTTTTTTAGATTTTTTAGATTTTTTAGCACCACCATTTTGTGTAACGTTATTTAACTGATTAATAAAATTGTCAGTAGATTGAGAATCAAGATTTGTCATTATTTATATATTTATATATTATAAAAAAAAATATAATATATTAAAAATTGATTTTAATAAACTTATATTAAATTTATATTTATATTATTTAAATTATGGGAGTACCTGGATTTTTTAGTTGGTTAATTAAAAATAAAAATAAATTAGGTTCAAAATATATAATTAAAGAAACAATTGATAATGTTAAATATTTAATGTTAGATACTAATTGTTTACTTCATCCATGTGTTAATAATATAATAGAAAAATACAAGTTAAATGAATTATTAATAGATGAAAATATTTTATTAAGAGACCAGTTAGAAGAATATATTTGGAATAAAATTGAATGTTATATAGTTGATATAATAAATAAAGTTAATCCAGAAAATTTATTAATTGCAATAGATGGTGTAGCACCAATGGGTAAAATATTACAACAAAGACAAAGAAGATATAAATATTTATATGATAAACATATAAAATTACATAGTATAAAAGACAGTGATATAAAATGTATAAAATTAGAAAATGGTATAGAATTGCCAGAAATACCTATAAGTTCAATTGAACTGACGCCTGGTACAGATTATATGGAAAGAATTCATAAAAAAATGCAAGAATTTGTTAAAAAATTATTATTAACAAAAAAAATTAATATTATTTATTCATCATATCATGAAGAAGGAGAAGGAGAACATAAAATATTACAGTTTATTAAAAAAAATATAGATAATAAATTATCAGAAACTATAGTTATTTATGGTTTAGATGCAGATTTATTATTTTTATCATTAGGTGTAGGAAGAAATCACAATTTATACATAATGCGAGAAAAACAAATATTTAATAATAAAGAAGTTAATTTAGATGATGAGATAGAATATAATTATGTAGAAATAAAGCAATTGCATAATTTAATAAAAAATTTAGGAATAAGTACAAATGATTTTATAGTATTATGTTATTTAATTGGGAATGATTTTATGCCGGGATTACTAACAACTGATGTTAAAAAGGGAGGATTAGATAAAATTTTTACAGCATATGATAATTTATTGACAAAATTAAAAATAAACAGGACTGATGAGAATAAAAATATTAAATCAAATTTATTATTAAAAGAGGATAATGAATATATAATAAATGATTTAATATTAATTGAATTATTTAAAGAAATTTTATGGACAGAAAAATATATTTGGAAAAATATTAATAGAGAAAATTATAATAAAAATCAAAATAATAACAATAATAATTTTGAAGAAATAAAAATTCAAGAATCTAATAAAGAGATTGAAAAAATAAATAATATGAATAAATTTAAATTAGGGATGTCAAATAATACTAATTTTCTTGAGAAAATAGAATTTAATTCAGATATTGAATATTATAGTTATTATTTAGGTATTGAATGTTTAGATTATAATATTGATAAATTAATTATAATTAAAATGGTAAAAGATTATATTACAACAATTACTTGGTGTATTAATTATTATCTAAAAGATTGTAAATCATGGTCATGGGGATATAATTTTATGGTAGCACCATTGATAAAAGATATTATAAAATATTATCCTAAAAAAATAGAAATAATAAAAAAAAAAAGAGAATTAAATCCAGTTGAACAATTGATTTTAGCAATACCACCACATACATATAAATATGTTCTTGAAAAATCAATTATAGATAAACTTAAAAAAGAAAAAAATACTGGATTTATGTTTCCTGATAGTTTTGATATAGATATTAATAAAGAATTAATATATTGGAAATGTCAAGTTAGAATACCTATGGTAGAATATGACCAATATATAAATGTAATTAAAAAAATTAATATTAATAATAATAAAAATTTATAATTTAAAATTAATAATTAAAAATTAAAAATTAATAAGAATAAATCAAAATATAATTTTATTATATTATAATAAATAATATATGAATATTAAAAATAATAATAATAAAAATAATAATAATAATAATAATTCAAGTATTTTATCTAGAATATTAAATATTAAAAAAATGGTATCTGATGCAAATTTAGAAACTATAAATCCTTTAAAAAATATGGATAATAATGCAGATACTGAATTTTACGAAGGCTATAAAAATTATAATGATCACAAAAGTTTAGATTCTAGAACAGTTTTAGGTAAAAAGACTCTAAATTTTTATAATATTATAAACAGATTAAATAGTAAATTAATTTATATTAAGAGTGGTGCATATGGAAATACATTTAAAGGAATTATTACTGACGATCAAGATAACGAAGTTATGAGTTTTGCTGTTAAAGTTGTAGCATATCCTAAAAAAGATGGATATGGCTCTTTATTTAACATAACCAGACCAGAAAATGCGGAAATATGTATGTTAAAGTTATTATCATATTTTGTTATAAAATGTCAAACACCTCATTTAATTTTACCTATTTCTACATTTAATACATCTATAAAGCCATTTTTAACATTACAAGATGATGAAGTAATACCAAAAGATAATGAAAAATATGCAGATTTTATAAAAAATTACAATAATGATTTATATTATGAAACAGTTTCTGTAGTTATTTCAGAATGGGCTAATAGAGGAGATTTAAGTATGTTTTTAAAAAAACATTATAAAAAATTAGAATTAATTCATTGGCAGTGTATATTTTTTCAAATTATATCAACATTAGCAGTAATACAATCGAAATATCCATCATTCAGACACAATGACTTGAAGGCAAATAATATTTTAATTTCAAAAACTGATACATGTAATAAAAAATTATTATACAAAGTAAATAAAAAAGAGTATATTTTACCAGCTATTGGTTATTGTATATATTTGTGGGATTTTGATTTTGCATGTATACCCAATGTTGTTGAAAATAGCAAAGTATACCAAGAATGGACTAAAAAAATAAATATAACATCTGCTAAAAATCGATATTATGATATACATTATTTTTTCTGTACATTAGTATTCAAAGGATTTTTGCCGGAGTTGATGACTGAAAAATGTGTACCCAATGAGGTAAAAGATTTTATAAATTACATAATACCAGATGACTATAGACCAGGTCATCCATCAGGTAAGGTAAATAAACGTTGTAGATTATTAGTTGACAATGAATTATACAAACCAGTTGATTTACTAGATCACAATTTTTTTAGACAATTTAGTGTATAGTGTAATTAAATATATTATTAAAAAATTGTAGTATTAAAAATTTATGTAATATATTATTATAATGAGTATAGATTATAATAATATAAAAGATTTATTATCAATAGTTTACGAGATAGCATATAATCCGAATAAAGATACATTTAATAAATATGTTTATAAACCATTAGAATCATCTAAAATAACTATTAAAGATTTAATTAAAGATAATTTTGATTATAAAATTATTTTAAATAGTTCATTTAATTCAAAAGATAATTTTAAAGTTATTGACTTAACTTCTGATAAAATAATTATTAAAAAATATTTTAAAGAATTTCCTATAACAATTGTAATTCAAAAATATAATAAAAATAATTCATTTTCATTACAAATTACTGATATTTTATATGAATTATTTATAAATCAACTTATATCTGAATTAGTTATTATTGATAAAATACCATTTTATTTATTAAATATTTGCAATTTTAATATTAATTTACAAGTTTTAAATACTTATCCTGATTTTTATAATTTAATATCTAAAAAATTTACTCTGATTGATAATAATAATGATGATAATACTAAATTATGTTTTAGTATTTATGAACATTATTCTTCTTATCAAACATTAAAAAGCTTATTAGATGAAGATCTTGATAATAATGATTTATATAATTTATTTTTTCAGATGTTATTTTCACATGCGTATATTAATTATAAATTTGGAAATTTTGTACATAATTATTTTTGTATAGAATCATTTTTAGTGAATAAATTAAATAAACCGATAAATAAATTATTATTAAAACTAGGTAAAGAAAATTTTAATATAAGTAATGTTAAGTTCATATGTAAATTATTTAATTATAGAAAATCAAAATTAAATATAAATGAATATAATAATCCAACATATGATGTATATTTTTTATTAAAATCAATATACGATTATACAAAAAATAAAATTATTTTTGAAAAAATAAAAATAATTATAAACAATATTTTTCCTATAGATTTAATTAAATTAAATTTAATGGATGAAAATAAATTTCAAACATTATATTCTATAAATTTAATTCCTATTGAAGTTTTATTAAAAAATAATTTCTTTTCTACTTTTATAAATATGAAATCTACAAATATTTCTGATACTTCATCTGATACTAATGTTATAGTTGGATATCGTAAATTAACTAATAATCAAAGCGGTGGTGCTTTAAAAAAAATATCTAAAAAATCTTCCAAAAAATCTTCTAAAAAAGTTTCCAAAAAACCTTCTAAAAAAGTTTCTAAAAAAGATTCTAAAAAATCTAAAAAATCTAGAAAATTATCAAGATCAAATGATACTGAAGATGAATCTGAAACTATTGATTTAGATGATGAAGAAGATGAATCTGAATCAGATAAATCTGAATCAGATGAATCAAATGATTCAGAAGATAATAAAAAAAATAAAAAAAATAAAAAAAGTAAAGAAATAACTGATCTAGAATCAGATGAAACTGAAAATTTAGAATTAACATCTGATCAAGAAAGTCAAAATGAAGATTTATTAACTGATGGCGATGACGATAATTTTAATCCAATTGATCTAGAAGAAGAAGGTACATCTAATAAATATAAAAAAATGATGAAAAAATTATTATCAGAAAATAAAAAATTAAAAAATAAAATGCATCGTAAATCTTCTAGTAAAAAAAATAAGCATAGTAAAAAAAATAAAAAAGATTCTTCTACTGAAATTTCATTCTCAGATAGTAATGATGATAATGGTATTAATAGCTTACAAAATAATAGTATGCAAAATATGATGCAACCACCAATGCATAATATGATGCAGCCACCGATGCAAAATATGATGCAACAACCAATGCAAAATATGATGCAACCACCAATGCAAAATATGATTCAACCTGGTTTATCTAATCTAGGTAGTTCTAGCCCATTTGTAAGTTTAGAAGGTAATTTAAACAATGTTATGAAATTAAAGAGTGGTAAAAATACTAATTTTTCATCTATTTTACAAAACATAAGTGATAAAGACTTAATACCAATTATACCTGAAATGCAAGGATTATTTACTGCAGAAAATATTTCTAGAGAAAACCCTCAAGAATTTTCATCAGAAATAAATATGGGACGCGAACCTAAAATTATGGACCCTGGATTAATTAATAATTCAACTATTCCTTCTTTTATTAGTGGAAGTAATAATAAACCAATGCCTGCAAATATAACTAATGCCGCTTTTTCATCATTAAATGGAATGCGTGGAGGTAGTTCAACAACTTTAGAACCTTCTAAATTAGAAAAAAAAAAATCTGTAAAAAAACATTTTTTTTTGACAAAAAACTAGATAATAATCTTGATAATGAATTAATACAAAAAGGTGGTTCTGGTAAAGTGATTCCACTATATATGGAAACTAAAAATTCACCATATACACCTAAAAAATATGAACATAAAAAAAGAGAAATACAACAACCAAGTATTCCAGCTGGTCCTTCAGAATATCCTGAAGGTATTCCACAAGTTACTCCTAATATACCCACATATGAATATGCATCACAAACACAAAATCAAAAAAAATTAGTTGATTTACAAATATATGAACAAAAAAAGCCTAATTTTTTAGCTGATAAACAAGCAAATATTGCATTAGAACCGTTAGCATTATCAAGTCCATTTATGCCTCCACAATTTCAATCTTATTTGAATAATATGATGAAAAACTTTTATACACCATTTATTTATAAAGATTATAATATAAATATAGGTGGTCCAAATGCTGATAGAATGAATGCAACTGTATTATATGAAGATATTTTACCACCAACTGATGTTTATACTTCTTATAAATCTTTAAGAGAAAGAAATAACTTGCTAGATTATATTAGAAGTACTTTTATAATTCATGATGAAGGAGAATTTAAAAATTTTAAAGGTGATGGACCTAACAGTCTTAATTCTAGATTAAAATTAGTTGAATTAACACCAAATAATACAAATGATTTTACAAATAATCCAATTACTGCTTCTCCTCATAATTTTTTATTATATCATTCTTGTTATCCAATTGTATATGATAAAAAAGAACATGGATCACAATGTAGTAAATCTTCAACTGGATTAAATTTAAGAGTATATAATATATATACTGGTGAAATAATTAATTTACGTAAAAATCATGATTTTTTAATAAAAGTATTTGGAGATTCATTTAAACAAAGTAATTTTTATAGTAATGTACAAGATTTAATTCGTCATAGAGAAAAAATTAAAAATAAATATGATACAATAAGAGATTTATTATATTATGAATTTATACGAGAAGAAATTTGTAAAAAAAAAGTTAGTCCTAATTTTGTACAATCATATTGTTATTTTTTAGATGAA